AAACAGTTAATGTATGAGCAAGCTCATACAAGTTTTCGCTAACGCTCAAACTACAATTATTTGTTTTTTAATAGAAGTGATTATATATGAAAGAAGCATTACGTACGAAGTAGTAATGCATTAAATTTCATGTAGATCGTTTCAGTCAGACGGAACCTGTTACGGCCCCGTCGTCTAAAAGAAAAACTTCATGTGAGTCTTATCCAGCCATAGACATTGGAAGTAGGTGTTTATTATACTGCTACACAATGGGCTCTGACCTTTCCCAACCTACGTCGACATCGTTGTTTCCAACTACCTCTCGCTTCGTTCCTATTGCTAAAGAGTTTTTATGTGTAATGTGCAGTTTTTCGACTGACAGCAATCAATCTATATCAACCTGTGTGCCCAATTTGTTTGATGGCTTCCGCACTCTGGTGCGTCGATCAATATGTACGAGTGTCCTTCTCAGGGGACCTTTTTCTCAGCGGTATTTGCAAACTGGCCCGCCAACCTTATGTGCTGTATTGATTATGCCTTAGGGGGATTGTTTTTAAGATGTTCTTTGAGAACTTGTGAACCGCCGACTCGTACATTAATAATACCGTTGTAGTATTGATCTGTTTCAAGTACTCTGCGTTCAAACTGTTCGCGGGCCTCTAAATAACTTGCTATGCCTCTGCTTGGACAAATATGTAATATTTCTCTAGTGAAATTTTCTGCGCCTAGCTGTTCAACGTCTGCGTTAAGTCTATCACTGGAACCCCAGTAATCTCTCCAATCACTTTCTTTTGTTGAACGCCTTTTATTTTTTTTGCCTTTAAGCGGTGGTTTAGTTACTTTAAACTTTGCTAGTTTTTTGCCTACGTACATCATGCCATTGGTTAGATTTGTTATCAAGTAGACAAACGCTTCACAGCCTTCTGGCAGTTCGTCGATTTGTTTACCCTGATAAGTCCAATGCATATCATACTTATTTTGCCTTTGTGTTGTCAGTCGTCGTTTTGGTTGCTTTTTGTTTTTCTTGTAGTGTTATGGTATACGTGTATCTCGTCTGCTCGATCTTTAGCAAGTTGTCTAATATCACGTAAGCATCTTCTTACTGTTTTATGAGTTCGAACGCTGTTTGCACGTTCGAACTTTTCGTTTGCTTGAAAATAAGCAAGATATGCCTTGACTAGCTTATCGTGTATATCATCTTCTGTCATATTGTACACTCTTTAATCAATGATGTCAAGATCATTTGCATAGCTTGTGTAACCATTTTCTTTTACAACTCGCAATACATGATTTACTCGACCAATAAGTTCATCCTTGTGTGAAATCAAATAAATGTTTTTATCTCTTTCACGTGCCATCTTTTTAAGTACTGCAAGACTATTTTCAACGCCTGCTGTGTCCATACCGCTGTCAATCAACTCGTCAATAAACAACAAGTTAATATTTTGATATAAACTTTCCCAAACATCACGGAATGCAAAACTCAAACCAAGGATTAGTCTGTTACGCTCGCCACGTGACAAGTTATCAAAGTCTAAGTCTTGTCCTAGTTGTGTGATTTCAACATTCAAATCATTTTGGAACACAACTTGATGCGGCAACCCTAACTTGTCAAGATAATATGTAAGTCTATTGTTCAAGTATGCTAAGTTTTGATCAATAATCTTCTTACGAATAAAACTATCTTTGTTTGTTAACAACTTGAGCAAGAACTCTTGATGTTCTTTGTAACTTGTAAGTTCGTTTACATCAGCCCAATTAATTTCTTGCATTGCAGTAGAAGTTAAATTATCAATCTGTGCTTGATAAGGATCAGTTTCGGTTTGCTTTGTATCAAACGCTTGCTTCAAACTGTCAACATTCTTACGATGCTCGTATGCTTCCTTGGCAGTTTCATAAAAGGTATTAGGCTTACCGTTGATGTCGCCGATGTCATTTAAATCTTTAAGTACCGCAGTTAGCTTAGTATTAATTTCTAAATGATATGTGTCTGCATCTTGTAACTCTTTCATTTTCTTGTCAAGAATTTCTTGTTTCTTGTCTGCATGAAGCGGTTGATTACAAGTGTAACACGTTGCATCTTCAAGATTTAAGATGTCTTTTTCGACCTTATCAACAGAAGCCTTAGCACGTAACTGTGCAGTCTCTAATGTGCTTTTTTCTTTATTAAGAGCCAAAATAGCAGCATTGTGTTGAGTCCAGTTAGCAAGTTTTTCATGTGCTTCTAGCTCTGCATCAATGTCTAAATGCTCTAATTCTGTAATACCGTGCTGCAATTTAGCACAATCTTGTTCCTTTTTAGCACGCCATGCACGTTGAGTACTAGTTAAATTATCAATACTTGCTTGAATTTTTTCGTTTGCTGCTTGAATAGCTTCGATTTTTAATGTTTCACTCGTAATAGCATCTCTCGTTAAACGAGTTTGTTCTTTAAGTGCTTCGGCTTTTTCAGTTAGAATAGTAATGCCTAACAATTGTTCAATAATATCTCTTTGATCATTTGCTCGCATTGATAAAAATGGTTCAGTATAAGTGTTTAATGCAACAATATGTTTAAACATATCGTGACTCATACCAAGCAATGTGTTAATATCTTCTTGTGTCTTGCGACTGTCGCCTTGTGACTCGTCGGTCATTTCTTGTTCTTGATCATTAATATAGAACTTTAAGATGTTAGGCGACCGCCCTCTCTCGATACGATACTCAGTGCCATCTTTTTCAAAATGCAGCGTAACTAACATTGCCTTACTATTAGTTTTATTAATAAGATTATTTTTCTTAATATTAGTCAACGCAGTGCCGTAAAGTGCATACGACAATGCGTTAATGATAGTAGTTTTACCAGTACCATTACGTGATCCACTGTCATCTCCGCCTTGATCTAGGTTTTCACCTAACACTAGCGTCAGTTGTTCTGTATTAAAGTCTACAGCCTGGGTCTGATTGCCCACACTCATAAAGTTTTTTACAGTTAAGTCTTTAATCTTTATCATATTATGATTCTAGTCCGTTATAGATTTCTAAAAGAGTCTGTTTGTTGTAGTTGTTAGTGTCAAGTTCTGCAATTTCACCTGCAACAATTTGATCTACTGAAATAAAAGAACTAATATCTAAGTTAGTTGATATTTCTTCAATTTGTTTCTGTGGAATAAGAGTAAGTTCTCTACAATCGTATTGATTAATGAATGTTTCTTTAATAAAACTTGCTTCTTCGTAACTAATAGGCACATCAATTGTAACACGTAAGTACATTTTAGACTTAATAATAGAATCAGTGTCTTCTAACAATCGTTTAAGACCAATTGTACGATATTTTGGACAATTGGGCCAATCAACGTATTCAGGTTCTTTGTCATTTTCACGATCGAGTATCATCATACCACGTGCATCATCCCATGCATCGGCATAATTGTGCGGAAACGCATTACCTAAATAGTGTACAACGCCTTGTTGTTGGCGTTTGTGGAAGTGTCCACTAAAGACATACTTTTGATTAACAAAATCTTCTGCTTTTAGTTCACCGTGGTCGGGCATTTGCACCATAGCATTCATATAAAAGCTAGGAAGTTCAAAGTGACCGAAGATATATTTGCTTTTTAAGTTTTTTAGCTTTTTCCACTCGTCGCCTACTAGCCACGGAACAATAGTTACATCGTCGATTGTAGTAAGTTCGTCTACAAACGTAATTCCTGGAATATGTTTAGCAAATGCAGTACTGTTAACCGTGCGTTTGTCTTTGTAATACAAGTCGTGATTACCGTCAAAGAAGAAAAACTGCTCAAATGCAGCACCTAGCTTTTCCATACTGCGGATAGTAGCATCCATAGTAGTAAGATTTAAGCTATTTCTGTTGTGATGCCAGTCGCCGCAGAAAATACCAGTTTCGCAACCGTTAGCTTTTGCAGTTTCAATAAACCAATCAACAAATTCTTCACAGTCGTCATTGTGCGCACGACTGTTTCCTTTTAATCCAAAGTGTATGTCTGTAAAGACTGCTGCTTTTTTAAACAAAGGTAATCACTCCTAATAATATACGTGTTTAATTATATAGCGTTTTTAAACATCTGTCAAGTCATTTTTGGATGAAGTGTCTGACAATCGTTCGTTTCGTTTAACGCTTGCTTCCCATTCACCGGCATTTTGTCGTGTAAAGCTAGGATTTAAATCGTTCATTTCCAATATATCATCGCGAATGTTTTGATTTCGTTTTTCAATGTTAATAACACGGACAAAACTGTTAGTAACAGCAGCAGTATAATATGCAAACGGATTTTGCGATTTAGATTCGTCAAACTGTAAGCCAATTTGTGCAAGTTGAAGGATTGCTTGTCCTCGCATTTCGTCATTGTATGTGTAACCACGAACGTTACCACGAGTAGCATATCGTTCGCACAGTTTCATCCACATCATAGCAAGGTTATTAGTTGCTTTTCCATGATCTTTTGAAAAATGCCCGTTTTCCATGCCACCTTGCCAGTGACTTTTACCAACAAGTACTAATTCGTCGTCTTCGTTATACTTGTAATGTTGGAAAGGCGGAAATGGAAGTTTAATTTTAGTATCAGCAATTGTTTTGGGGTTCTTTTTACGACCAGGTTCTTCTGGAATATGATCAAATGTCATTACTCGGAAAATTAATTCTTCTTTAGTAATGCTTTTGTAATCAACTTCGCAATCTGCTTGTTTAATTTTTTCACCAGCCATTTTACGTTGTTCGTATGCTTCGTTGCTCATGCGTTTTGCTTTGTTACGTTTAGCTTCGGTGATTGTTAGTCTATTAATTTTGTCTAGGCTAGGTAGAATAATATCATATTCGCTATATTCTTTAGCAACATAACTGTTAAAGGTATTTTTTGATCTATGTATTTCTTTTAGAATATCTTTGTTATTCAAATAATTTTTTTTGCGCATGTGAGCTCCCATTTATACTACTATTATAATACACGTACATAATTATGTCAACTAAATACTAATGGAGAAACACGAATTATGGCACTATTTTCAGGATTTAATCAACTTAATAGTAAGATTGGCAATGCGTTTAACAACATTCGGCAAACCACTCAGACTATTAACAACTTCACAGCTAACATTGGCCGAACTAGTAGTCAAGCTACTAGTTTTTTAAACGGAAACAATCCTCTTATGCGTGGCATAAGCGAAATTAGTGATACTGTACGCAACGTTCAAAATTTATTTGGCATCGGTGGCGTTAACGCTAATAATGTTGGTAGTTCAGTTAGGATGATCGGCAATGCTGTTCAAAATGTTGGATATAATGCTTCACCTCCTGATCGTGCAATTTCTAGGGCCATTATTTCAACTAACAATACCACTACTGAAGCAGGTGACTGGAGAGTTAACATAAGTGTGCCTAGCGTTTTTAAGCCTAGTGTAATATTACAACCGTTATTTGATACAGGAAATAAAATGATTTTTCCGTTTACTCCTAGTATTTTAATTGGACATAGTGCAAATTATTCTCCTATACAGCCGACACATACAAATTTTCCGTTTCAGGCATATGAAAATAGTAATATTGATGCATATACTATAACAGGAGAATTTTTTAATGAAAACGAAGCTGATGCAATGTACTGGATTGCATGTTTGCATTTTTTAAGAAGTGCTACTAAAATGTTTTATGGAGAGAGCAGTCCGATAGGAAATCCACCACCAGTAGTTAGACTTAACGGATACGGAAATCATGTATTAAACAATATTCCAGTTGTAATTACTAACTTTACGACTGACTTGTCACCAGATGTTGATTATATTGAATGTACAGTTGATGGACAACTTAATTATGTACCTGTACAGTCGTCTATTACTGTGCAATGTACTCCGACGTATGCTCGCCGATCAGCAGCAAGATTTAGTTTAAACAGTTATGTTAACGGTGGTCACACAGGTGGCGATGAAGGATTTGTATAATGGATAGTAAAACATTTGGGCCGTACGGTTCTACATCGGTAACTAGTGCAGGTTATTTAGATATAATGAAAGCAAGACCGATTCCAGTGGGCGGAGATGATATTCTTTATGAAATAACTCCAGCATATACATATCGCCCTGACTTATTAGCATACGATTTATATGGCATAAAAGAATTATGGTGGGTGTTTGCCCAAAGAAATTTAGATATATTAAAAGATCCATTATTTGATTTTGTAGCTGGAACGAAGATTTATCTCCCTCAAGGAACAAATTTGAAACAATACTTAGGATATTAAATGGCATTCAACATTGGAAATATTACAAAGACTATCAATTCTGGACTAAGCAATATTAGTGCAGTGTCTGCTGCCGTATCTTCGATTAGTCGAATAGGAAGTCAGCTTGGTAGTATTAGTAACATTAGTAATACTTCAGTTAATTCATTATTAACAGGAGGCGGCATAGGAGGCGCCCTTGGAAATATTGGAGGTAGTGCATTTTCAAAAGTTACAGGGCTTAACATCGGCGGATTGTTAGGAAACACATCTGAAGTTGCATCTGAATTGCAAGGCTTAGGTAATTCTCCAATTAGAATAATACCTAGATCAGCAGCAGAATTATTTACAGCAACTGGTGAACGATTTGATTCACTGCGTCAGCAAATTGAAACATTAAAAAATTTAAGTGCGTTTGATCAATTTATCGATAATTCATACAACCCTCCATGGGCCGACGATACAACTGCACGAACTAATGTAATTCGCAATTCAGGCGCTGCTGCTAGTCGAATACCTAATCCTTTAAGAAATTATAATGGTAGTAACTATATTATTACATTAGGCATTCTTAGTGCAAGGGAATATAACGATCCAACTGGAATGCGTACAAGTGGATTTACAAAATATATTATTAAAAGTGCAGGCGGTGACTATGGCAGGCGATATCGCAACGCAGGTGAAGGACAAGAAAACGCAGAATACTTTATTGAAGATTTAGAGTTTGACGCAGTTATTGCACCTAATCCAAATACTAATGTTAGTTTAGGTACGTCATTAAGTTTTACAGTACACGAACCATATTCGATGGGTAATTTTATCGAAGCAATTATAGGTGCATCTGCTACTTCTGGATTTAGAAATTATCTTGATGCACCGTTTTGTTTAAGAATAGATTTTGTTGGATGGAATGAAGACGGTCAAACACCTGCAAACTTTATTAGACAGCCTATTTTTATGCCATTAAAATTTACAAAAATAGATTTTAATGTAAGTGGCAAAGGTAGTGTATACGCAGTTCAAGCAGTCCCAATGAGCGAAACAGGGTTAGGTGATGATATTAATAAGTCGTCTACTGATGTTAACGCCAATGGTGCGCTAGTGCATGAAGTGTTAGAAACTAATGAACGTTCAGTGACCGGTGTTATGAATCGTAGAATTGAATCACTTGAAAAAGTAGGAGCACTTAGTCCGTTTGATAGATATGTAATTGCTTTTCCTAAAAACAGTAATGCGTTATTAAATTATGTTAAAAATGGTGCAATTGACGAAAGTAAGTTAACTGTTACCGCAGCACAGATTATTGCAGAAAACAAAGGTTTAGGGATTGATCCTAGGCTTGCCGCAGCCGCAGCAAATAGAGAAGCTGAACAACGAAGAATTGTTATTACTCCTAAAGCACGATTGTATGCCAAATTAAAAACATTTGCCGAAACACCTGAGTTAATGAATGAAATTGGATTAAGTGTTTTAATAGAAAATACACAAGATAGTACAAACGAAGCTCAGGCGTCTACATCTGCTGCAAGAGTTCCTAATCCAGACGGAACTCCGAGCGATAGGATTGACAGAGCATCGGCTACAATGGCGCCTGCTGAAAGAGCAGCAGATTACCAATTCAGCCAAGGTGAAACTATTACTAACATTATCGAAAAAATAATGTTACAAAGTAAATTTTGCAGAGACAATTCTACTGAAGAATCTAGAAACGGTATGAAAAAATGGTTTAGGATTGATACACAAGTTTTTATATCTGAAGATGTATCAGGAGACCAAACTATGGGTCGTGCTCCGAGGGTGTATGTGTATAGTGTTATACCTTATGAGACAGATGAAGCAAGACACCTTGCACCAAATCAAACTCCTGCAAATACACGTGGACTAATGTCGTCCGCTGCAAAAGAATATAATTACATTTACACAGGCAAAAATGAAGATGTATTAAGTTTTGATATTAGTTTTAATAATGCATTTACACAAAATGCGTTTTCTAACCTAGGACAAAACACGGGCGGTGCCGCAGGCGGAGTAGGCAGTTCTTCAACTAGTGCCGGAACTAATGCAAATACTACAGGTGCAAGAACTGGCGGATTATTACAAGCTGACACTGTTCCTACTAACGAACCAACGGGTGCTATTGCAGAGAGAAATAGAATGTCTCAAAGTGCAGCATCAAGGTCAGGTGATATCAAAACAAGTATAGCAGAAACATTTCATCATAATCTAGTAAACTCTACAATTGATTTGTGTACTGCTGAAATGGAAATTTTAGGAGATCCGTTTTTTATTCCTCAACAGTCTGGTAATTATTCAGGAAGTCCGGGATCTCATCCATCTGCGTCAGATGACGGTACAATGCGATATACAGAATCAGAAGTATTTGTAGTTGTAAATTTTAAAACACCGTTTGATTATCAAGTTACCGGCGCAACCATGGAATGGCCTCAAAATGTTCCTCAATTTAGCGGACTGTTTAGTGTGTGGGCAGTTACTAATAATTTTACCGGAGGTAAGTTTACTCAACGCCTAAAGCTAATTAGACGTAGAGGACAAACAAACGCTCCGACGCCAACTCGAACTGGAGTAGTGCAAGCCGATTCTGCTTCTGCTCTTAATAGGTCATTACCGTCTGGTACAGCTACAGGTACTCCAAATGCTCCGAGATTTACTCCTACAGCAGTGGCAGGTGTTGATAATCCATTCGGAGATATCGGAGCATCAATAGCTAATGCCGCAGCAACATTCCAAAACAATCCATTTGGCGACATTACATCTCAAGTATCCTCTTTTGGTGCAAATGCGCTTAACATTAATTTAGATTCTTTACCAGGCGCAGCTAGTGCGTTTAATGGAATTAACTCGGCAGTAGGCGGAATATTTAATGCTGCATCAAATCAATCAGATGCACTTGCTGCTTCTATACCAGGTGCAGTAGGAAACTTAGTCGGACAAGCAACTGCACTTCAAGGGCAATTGCCTGCACTATTATCTATAGGTGGAAATTTAGGAAATGCTATGGGAGCGTTGGGCGGGATTTCAGAAAGAATACCGGGAGGAATTCAAGGTGCAATAAGTCAGATTTCAAGTGCTGCCGCAGCACTTGGCAATATTGCAAATGCAGGAGTATTTCCTAGAGTGCCTGCTGCTGCACCAGACATGACAGCAGCATTACGTACTTCTGCTCCGACAGTTGCAGCAGCTCTTGCAAACATTGCACCTGCTAATTTGCCAGCATCTGCACCAGCTTCAACAGGATACGGAAATGATCCACTTGGTGAATTTGGATCAATATCTGCTGCTAATGCTGCCGCTGGCGCCGCCGCAAGAATATCACAATCGGCTTCGCAGCTATCTCAGATAACTGGAAACGACCGCGCAGCAGCGGTAATTAATACTGTAGTAAGAAGAGGTCCTAGATAATGTCAGATAATTTACAAGACGAAATAGCCGCAGACTTAAGAGTTTTAGGTTCTCCAACAGTTGGCGCTGATATAAACAGAAATCGAAACGCATTTACTATTCCTGAAGTTCCCGTAGCAGCTGGACCGAGTAATGTTATTACTAGAGATGCAATTTATAGTAGGCAAACTGCTGATTCAATTGCAGCAATGTCTGAAGTTCAACGTGAAGAATATTTTAGATCAATTGGAATTGTTCCCCCTGCTGGAATTATTCCGTCAGATCCTATTGGACCCTTTCAATCACAAGCACTACGTGACTTAGTAAGTACAGTTCCAACTACCGCAGCAACAATTGGCGGCACTTTATCACCAACAGCAGCAGTAACAATGCCGCAACCGATAACGTCTGGATCTACTGTACAAACTTCGGCGCTTCCGTCAGCAGGGCCAGCAAGCGCAGACGGATCTCATGCAGCAGGTGCTAGTCCGTATGTTTATCAGCCTATAGATTTATATGATGATAGATATGATTTTTTAACTGGTCAAAAAGTGCGCACTGGCACTGCAAGTGGTATCGGCGGTGGTGCGGGTTCTAATAGTACTGCCGGAAACGTTGGATTACCTGCAGAAGCACAAGAACCATCAGCAAACTCGCTTACAACAGTTGAAAGAACAACAGCATCATACGATGATGCTATATTAAGACAGGCCCGAGCTAATAGATCCTCACCAACAGTAGTATATGATGATGCTATATTGAGACGGACAAGAGCGCAATAACACAGTTAACTAATATAAAAAGTAATAAGGTATAGCATGGCAAAAAGTTCGTATAGAAGAAGTCCTAGTAAAGGTAGTGCAATAAAGGATCCAGGTCCGTTTGAAGCAATAGTAATTAATCACCTTGATACTCGGTATATGGGAGGCCTTGAAGTTGAACTATTAAAATATACAAGTGCAGGCGGCATCCCTGAAAAATCTGGCCAATTATTTAATGTAAGATATCTGTCACCATTTTATGGTGTGACACCGAGTAAAGGTCTTACACCAAATGATGGATATCAATTTACACAAAAATCTTATGGCATGTGGATGGTTCCGCCTGATATCGGAACTAAAGTACTTGTTATGTTTGCAGAAGGCAATCCAAACTTTGGTTATTGGATTGGTTGTATACCAGATGACTACATGAATTTTATGATTCCTGATGGTAGAGCTAGCACTGAAAAAACAACAGATGATACTCCTGCTAATTTAAAAGGTGCAAAGTTACCAGTAGGAGAATATAATAAAACTATTGAAACTGGAGAACTAGTTGATCCTACACTGTTTAGTAAGCCGTACAATAAAGACTTTACTGGAACATTAGAAGTACAGGGATTGTTATTTGACGAAACAAGAGGAACAACTACATCTAGTGCTCGTCGAGAAGCACCTAGTATGGTTTTTGGAGTCAGCACTCCGGGTCCATTAGATCGTAGAAATACTGCTCCTAAGTTGTCTGTAGGTACTGCGGATGATAAAACAGAAGTTCCTTATAATAGACTAGGCGGTTCTAGCATTGTTATGGACGACGGTGACGACAATCTAATACGTAAAACTCATGCTGAAGAAGGCCCGCCAATTTATGTAAACAAAGAAGCAGCAGAACCGGGAGGTGATCCGACTATTCCGCATAATGAGCTTCTAAGATTTCGTACTAGAACTGGGCATCAAATATTAATGCACAATAGTGAAGACTTAATCTATATTGGTAATGCACGTGGTACTACTTGGATAGAAATGACCAGTGATGGTAAAATCGACATTCATGCACAAGATAGTGTTAGTATTATGACTGAAAATGATTTAAACATTACTGCTGAACGTGATATTAATATGGAAGCCGGTCGAAATATTAATATGAAAGCAACTGCTCGTTATAGCAAAGGTGCAGCAACAGACGGTAGTGGATTAGAAAGTGGTCGTATACAATTTGAGTCAGTTCACAACTATAATTTAAAAGTAGGAGCTGATGCTAAAATTACAGTAAGTAAGAATTTGCACACTGGCGCAGGCGAAAACCAATTTATTAGTACTGGAAAATATTTAAATGTTAACTCTGGACAAGATAATAGATTAACTGCTGGAGCATATACTCACATTAATAGCGGCAAAGAGCATAGAGAAACAGCAACTTATATTCACATGAACGGTCCGGCGGCTGCACTTGCTAATCAAGCAAAACTAGTAAAGCCGTTAGAAACAATGACATTGCCTTATGTGTTTCCGGGGAGTACTACACCGGTAGCATATCAAAGTATACTAGCAAGAGCTCCACAACACGAGCCATGGCCTCATCATGAAAACTTAGATCCTGCTTCGTTCAAGAAGTCAGAAACTGATAGAGAAGCCCCAGGCGGATTACCTACAGCAGATAGAATTCTTACTCCGGACACTTTCTTTAAAAACAAAGGTGGCAGAACTTCTAGTGCATATATCAGCGGTACTGGCGGAAGTATTTCTAGCGGCTTTGGCGGCAATGCACCGGGCGGTACTGGCTCAGGTGTAGGTACTACACCACAAGCAAATTATAGCAGTAACTTTGAATATAGCGATGAACTAGGATCGCTTAGTGCAAAATACGAAAGTAGAGGAAGCAGTACAGTTGTTGGATGGGATAGTACTGGAGGATTCAGTTACGGAAAATACCAGCTTGCTGCAAAAGTTGGCGCCATGGACGGATTCTTAAACTTCTTAAGTCAACGACATCCTGATGTTTTTGCTCCATTACAAGCTGCTGGCGGCACCAGCGGAGCAAGAGCAGGCACAGATACATTTAAGCAAGCCTGGACTAACACAATGAGTAATCCTGCTGCTGCTGAAACTCAACATGAGTATGCAGTTATTACTTATTTTGTTCCTGCTGCTAATAGAGTACAGTCGTCGACTGGTATTGATGTAAGAACAATGACAAAAACACTGCAAGATGTTCTTTGGTCAACTGCTGTACAACACGGTGCTGGTGGAGCAAATAATATATTCCAACGTTCTGTAGCAAGGACAGGCTCACAAGTCCCAACTGATCAAGCATTAATTGCCGCAGTATACGATGAAAGAATGAAAGATAACGGTATGGCATATTTTAGAAGAAGTACTCCTGCGGTTAGGGCAAGTTGTGTTACACGTTTTCAAAATGAGAAAGCAGATGCATTTAAGAGTTTAGAAGAAGAACTTGCTAGAAATTCAGTTGCTACGCAGACTAACAGTGATACATTGGTGCCTCCAATAGGTGCTCAATAAAATAGGGTAAATATAGTATGAGCGATTTAGAAAAAAACCTATATAAACGTGTAACCGTTTCTCCAAAAGCTACACCGGCAAAATCTGGAAGAGCATATAAAGGGTTTTCCACGATTAATGATAATGCTAAGGGATTTTCGTTATATGATTTTGATTTAATTAAGCAAGATTTAATTAATTATTTTCATATTCGCCAAGGAGAAAAACTAACAGATCCTACTTTTGGAACTATTATTTGGGATCTGTTATATGAACCGTTTACACAAGATGTGCAAGATGCAATAGTTGAAAATGTTACTAAGATAGTCAACTATGATCCTAGACTAGGTGTCAACTCTATTGTAGTAGATTCGTACGAACAGGGCATTAGTGTAGAATGTTCTATAATATTTTTACCATACAACATTTCGGAATCTCTTAAATTTAGATTTGATCAAAAAAACGGTTTATTATAATATACGTACATTATCTTATCAGATAAATATCATAGTAAACAAGGAATCTAAATATGTCTGCAAGTGATAGACAGTCAAGGCTACTAGTAGCAGAAGACTGGAAGAGAATATACCAATCATACCGTAATGCTGATTTTCAGAGTTACGATTTTGACAATCTTCGTCGTACGATGATCAATTATCTACGTCAAAATTATCCAGAAGATTTTAATGATTACATAGAGTCAAGTGAATATCTTGCACTTATTGATATGATTGCTTTCCTTGGGCAAAACTTATCATTCCGCATTGATTTAAATGCTCGTGAAAACTTCCTTGAAACAGCAGAACGCAGAGAAAGCGTTTTACGTCTTGCACGTATGTTGTCTTACAATCCTCGTAGAAATCAAGCAGCAAACGGTTTATTAAGAATAGAAACTCTTAAAACAACGGAAAGTGTATTTGATAGTACAGGACTTAATCTTGCAAACATAGTAATTAAATGGAATGATTTAGCTAACTCTAATTACTTTGAACAATTTATTAAAGTATTAAATGCAGGATTACCGTTAGCAAACTCAATCGGTAATCCATTAAAATCTGCAACTATTGCAGACGTAGTAACACAAAAATATCGCTTCAATGCAACAAACACAAGCAGTGCAGTATTTCCGTTTGCTAAAAGAATTGAAGGTGTAGGAACTAAATTTGAAGTAGTAAGTTCAGATATTCAAAACGATTCAATTGTTGAAGAACCGCCATTACCTGGTACAAGTCCTGCATTCCTTTTCCGCGATGATGGACAAGGCGCTGGCAGCTCTAATACTGGATTTTTTATGCACTTCCGTCAGGGAGCGCTTGATAGTGGTAATTTTACAGTAAATAATCCTACTCCGAATCAGTCAGTTGCTATTGATGCAACTGACATCAACAACTCAGACGTATGGTTGTATGAAACAGATACAAATGGATTTGAAACAAATGCATGGACAAAAATTGATGCAGTTGAAGGAAATAATGTAATTTACAATAGTTTGTTTCAAGGCTTAAGAAATGTATATACTGTTACTACTCGAGTTGGTGACAGAATTAACTTAGTATTCAGCGACGGTATATTTGGAAATTTACCAGCCGGTAGTTTTAAAGTATATTACAGAACTAGTTCAAATGCCTACAGTACAATTACTCCGGGAGCAATGGGGCTAGTTTCGATTGAAATTCCTTATCAGAGTAGAACTGGAAGTTTAGAAACACTAACACTTGGATTAAGATTAAAGTATACAGTTAGTAATGGAGCACCTAGTGAAACTGACGAAGAAATCAAGCAAAATGCACCAGCTACTTACTATACACAGAATCGGTTAATTACTGGCGAAGATTATAATGTCGGACCACTTGCAATTAGCCAAGATATTATTAAGACTAAAAGTTCTAATAGAATATCAAGTGGAATAAGTCGCTTCTTTGATTTAAAAGATGCTAGTGGAAAATATTCAAACACAAGTTTGTTTGCAGACGATGGTGTGATTTATAAAGATGAATTTTTAGAAAAAACAAGTTTTACTTTTGCAACACAAAGTGATATTGAAGGAATTCTGTATAACGTAGTTGAACCAATAATATCAAGCGTTAATACAAGAAACTTTTATCTAGGCAAATATGCAAACATTATTGTATCAGACCTTAATGCAACTTGGGAACAATCTTCATTTGCAACTAATCGTACAACTGGTTTATTTAAAGATATTGATAACAATGCATATGCAGTTGGATCGTTTACTGCAAACAGTTTGCGACTAATAGAATCGGGCACAATGTGTAGATTTGTTGCACCTTTGACTGATACAGGACAGCAACAATACTTTAAACAAGATGGTACATTAACTACTGATGCTAACTTGCTAGGTATTAGTGTATACAAGTGGTCCAAAGTAATAGCAGTATCTGCAGACGGAACAGTCGTTAATGATAATGGCATCGGACCGATTATGTTTAATGATTACATTGAAGATTCAGTAATATTAGATCAGATTATTCCTAAGTTTTCTAGAACATTAATTGATGACGTTAAAACACAAGTCATTGACCAAGCATTTTCATATAAAGATTTTGCGTTAAGGTATGATGCTAATATTCGTCAATGGGTATTAATTACTGATGAAAATATTAATACAATTAATGTTTTTGCATTGGGTAAAGCGGGTGATACTAGCGGACAGAATCTTGATTCTAGCTGGCTATTATATTTTAAAACTGACGGAGAACGATACACTATTACCTATCGCAATTTAAGATACATATTTGAAAGCGCTGACGAAATTCGATTCTTCTTCGACAAAGCTGATAAAGTTTATAATCCAAATACTGGACAAGTATTTAGAGATAAAATTGATATCTTAAATATTAATAGACAAGTTGGAAGTTTATTGCCGTTTAGCAAAGACTATTCTTGGACAATTGTTGACGCATTTAGAGACACTGAAGGTTATGTAGATTCACGTAAAATTCAAATTCAGTTTATTGATTCAGATGATGATAGTGTAGTTGACGATCCTGAAATGTTTGAACAATTAATTTCTCAAGATGATACTTCACTTGCAGCTGAATTAAAAATTATTTTCCAAAAGAAATATACTACTACAGACGGCGTAGAAGATTTTAAATATTTCTCTAATGAAAATGCTGATATTACTGTATTACAAAATGAAGCAGCGATTGCTCCTTACAGTACAAGAACTGAAGGACAGTTATTTTATCTAATAGAAGAAGATATATTTAGAGTGTTTAATAAGTCGTTAAACAACACTACTGTCAATACAGACTATAAGGCATATACAGGACGAGCAGGTCTTAAATTCCACTATGTCCATGTTGCTGATAGTAATTACAGAATAGATCCGAGTGCAAGTAACATTATTGACACATATGTTTTAACAAAAACCTATGATGACAATACACGTAAATACATTGATGGAACACTTTTGACTGCGCCGCGTCCTCCGAGTAATGATGAGTTATATCGTGCATACGGACAGTCAATTAATGCAATTAAGAGTATAAGTGATGAAGTGATTTATCATCCAGTAAAATATAAAATATTATTCGGTAATAAAGCAAACAAAGACTTACAGGTGAAATTTAAAATTGTGAAAAATAAATCAATGGTGTTAAATGATAATGAGCTTAAAGCTGATGTAATTAGTGCTATTGATCAATTTTTTGCAATTGAAAATTGGGACTTTGGAGAAACATTTTACTTTCAAGAACTTAGTGCCTATATTATGAACCAACTGAGTCCAAAACTAGTAAGTATTGTCATAGTTCCGCGTCAAGGTACACAGAGCTTTGGTAGCTTATTTGAAATAAAATCAGAACCAGACGAAATCTTTTTAAGTGCAGCGCAAGTATCGGACATTGAAACAATTGACGAAATAACAGCAACTGAATTACAGGCAAGCGGAACAGTGATTACAAGTGTATCAACATCTATAACATCAGGCATTACAAGTGCAGCATCAACAAGCACAACAAATACCGGCGGCGGTATTACAACTAATAGTACAGGAAGCAGCTACTAATGGCGTACAATAATAATCAAAACGAGAGCGCATTACCAACTCCAGGTGATAAAAAAAGAACATCGGTTGATTTCCTACCAAAGTTTTTTAGATCTGAAGCTAACAGAAAGTTTTTACAATCTACGCTGGATCAAATGATCCAACCAGGAGTAGCTGATAAACTTAACGGTTATATTGGTCGAGAAACAGCAAAAGCATTTAATTCTTCAGATAATTATTTGTCTGATGTGTCATCAGATAGAAAAAATTATCAATTAGAGCCTGCTACTGTTATTAAAGATGATATCGGTAACGTAACTTTTTATAAAGATTATAATGATTACATTAATCAATTAACTGCGTTTGGTTCAAATACTGCGGATCATAGTCGATTAAACAGTCAAGAGTCATATGCATGGAATCCTAATATTGATTGGGATAAGTTTGTAAACTTCCGTGAGTACTATTGGTTACCTGACGGTCCTGTATCAGTAGCTATTAGAGGACAAAGTAGAGATATTGTAAGCACATATACAGTTTCGTTATCTAACGAAGATGATAACACTACATATGTGTTTAATGACGGATTTGAAAAAAATCCTACACTTAAACTATATAGAGGTCAAACGTACAAGTTTGATATTTCTGCAATTGGACATCCGATGGCATTTGCTATCCTAAGAACATTTACTCCTGGTGAAGAAGTTCTTACTAACCAATCAACATTGTATAGAGATGGCATTACTACATTAGATACTGACGGTAATGTGACAACATCTACATATGTTGAATCTGGAACTATTCAATTTACAGTTCCATCCAATGCTCCAGATAAACTGTTTTACATTAGTAAAAACAATATTGATACAAGTGGAGTTATTAGAGTTTACGATGTTGAAGAAAGTTCATTTATTGATGTTGAAGCAGAAATTCTTGGTAAAAAATATTATACAAGTGCTAACGGAGTAGAACTCAGTAATGGGATGAAGATTCGATTCCAGGGAGAAGTAATTCCTGCAAAATATAGCTCTAATAACTGGTATGTAGAAGGTGTTGGAACTGCAATTAAATTAGTTAAAGATCAAGATTTAATTATTCCAGCAGCGTATGCGTCAGTGCAATTAATTCCGTTTGATGCTGATAACTTTGATGTTTTACCATTTGCAAATGCAACAGCATACGCAGGTACAAAAGATTATATTGTAGTCAATCGTGCAAGTCCAGATCGAAATGCATGGAGTCGCTACAACAGATGGCATCACAGAGATGTAATCTTAAAGAGTGCAACATATAATAATTTACCAGAAACAATTGACGAAGCAAACAGAGCAAAGCGCCCTATTATTGAATTTGAAGCAGGATTAAAATTAAATAAATTTGGCAGTTTTGCAAAACAAGATGTTGATTTAATAGATACATTTACTACAGATGTATTTTCGACAATTGAAGGACAGTTAGGATATAATGTCGACGGTGTAGATTTTGCCGACGGCATGAGAATATTATTTACAGCTGATACTGATATCCTAGTTAGTGGTAAGATTTATGTAGTTAGCTTTATTACTATTGGTAACTCTAGACAAATTAGCTTAGTTGAAGCAGAAGATTCTATTCCAAATGACTTAGAAACTGTGTTAGTTACTCAAGGTAATGTTTATGCAGGAAAAAGTTTTTATTACCAGAATGGCATATGGAATGCTGCACAAGAAAAAACAACAAATAACCAAGCACCGTTATTTGACATATTTGATATAAATGGTAATAGTTTTAGTGATGTTGATTATTACGGATCTACTACATTTGCCGGAACAAAATTATTTTCTTATGCAATTGGCGACGGAGCATCTGATGTTGAATTAGGATTTCCACTATCTTATAAAACTATAGAAAACTCGGGCGATATTGTTTTTAATTTTAATTTGTTAAATGACACATTTCAGTATCAAGATGAAACTGATTTATATACACACGAAATTAAATCGGGTTATCTTAAAAAGTATAGTACTTTAACTAATTCAATATATGTAAATGGATTTAGTAGTACTCCTACAATAAGTAAACAGTGGGTAATTAAGCAATATTCTGCTACTAATATATTATTAAATAATTTTGAAATAGATGTTTATAATAATGCAGGGTCATTAAATGATTTAACAGTTGTAGTTTATTTGAATAACACTATTCAAGTACGTCTACAAGATTACGAAATTGATCGTATTAATAATCGTGCATTTATTAGATTCTACAATGATTTAACGGTTAATGATGTAGTAAAGATTAAAACAGTATCAAAGACTGCTAAAAACTCAAATGGTTATTATGAATTTCCGTATAACTTAGAACGTAATCCGCTTAACGAGGACGTAAGTGAATTTACTTTAGGTGAAGTTATTGATCACGTAGAAAGTATGATTGAAGATCTAGGTTCATTTACTGGAGCATATCCAGGCTATAGCAACCTAAGAGATCTAGGCGAATTAGACCAGTACGGAAAAAGATTTGTTAAACATAGTGGACCGATTAACTTACCGTTATATCATATAACAAATAAAGATTACAATATAATTAAAGCATTGCGATATTCTAAAACAGAATATTCTAGATTTAAAAGAATATTCTTAGAAAAAGCAGAAACATTAGGGTTTGACGGCGAAACAAAACAACACGTTGATAAGATTCTAAAAGAAATTACAAAAGATAAATTAAAATCGCAACCGTTTTACTTTTCTGATATGTTGGCGTTTGGGCCGTCTAACAGAATTGAATATACAGTTTTAGATACAAGAACAACATCTTATGCGCTAACAACTGCATTTTCGCTTGCAGAATTGTCTGCTAAAAATGTTGCTGTGTATTTAAATGGCAACCAATTAACTTTTGACAAAGATTATAATTTTAATAATGATGGATTTGTTGAAATTAATGCTGGACAGCGCATAGATGACTTAATTGAAATATATGAATACGAAAGCACAGACGGAAGCTATGTCGCTCCGACTCCTACTAAGTTAGGATTATTCCCCAAGTATGTGCCTGAGTTAACAATTGACGATACATATCAGACATCAGAGCCGGCTGGTACTGGACCATTTAAAATTTATGGCGAAGTAGCTCAGGGATATACCAATGTAGGAATTAGAGGGTGGTTCTATCCTGTTTATACAACTAAAGCAGCAGCAAATCAAGCGGACTTAGATGCAGGAGGCACTGGTACATCTTATTCACAGCAATATGTTGGATTATCTAGAATACTATATATGCCAACAACTGGAGCAAATTATGGAGTATCTGACAATATTGAAATAGATGCATATCCTGTCGGCATTGCATTTATTAAAGGACATGACGGTAGTTATGTTAGAGCTTATTTAGACTATAGAGACGAGCTGTTACTTGACTTAGAGAAACGTATTTTTAATAACATCAAAGTACAATACTCATCAGACAGGTTGGATATTAATGAGTTTGTCGGAGGAGACTTTAGATCGGGCGAATTCACTAAGACAGAAATTGATAATAGTTTAATCGGCGATTTTACACAATGGTTGCGTTTAGTAGATAATGATTATACTGATAATTATTTCTATGATCGTAACAACGATTTTACCTTCAACTATTCTAATATGAATACTCCTGCTGGACAGCCGTTACCAGGTTTTTGGAGAGGTGTATACATTAGAGCATTTGATACTGATCGTCCGCATAGCCATCCGTGGGAAATGCTTGGGTTTAGTATCAAGCCGAGTTGGTGGGAAGCAGCATATGGTCCAGCACCGTATACTAGTGATAATTTGATTCTTTGGAAAGATTTAGAAGCAGGTAAAATCGCAGAACCAAACAAACAAGCAATTTACAAACCTAATTATGCTCGTCCAGGGTTAACAAGTAATATTCCTGTAGACAGCCAAGGTCGATTAAGATCACCAATTGGATCAAGTTATGCAAAAAACTTTAACTTGAGATATACGACACAAAACTTTAAATTTGGTGATCATGCTCCTGTAGAAACAGCATGGCGTCGTAGTTCTGAATATCCTTTTGCAGTGTTGACTGCCTTTTTGTTAAACAATCCTGCAAAAGTTATGGGCTTAGGATTTGATGTTTCAAGAACTGTCCGCAACTTAGCAGGGCAATGGGTGTATAGTGAGACAAATCGACCTATTACATTAGCTGATCTAAAGTTACCAAATACATATAATGCAGATACTCGTGTACTTACTGCTGGGCTAGTAAACTATGTTTATAATCTTGTAGCTAGCGATATATTAAATGTTTATAATGATTATAAAACTGATCTAGTATCAATAAAAAATCAGCTTGGATTTAAGGTTGCTGGATTTACTGATAAAAAGAAATTCAATTTAATTTTAGATAGCAGGTCACCGACACAGAGTCAAGGTCGTAGTGGAATATTTGTACCACAAGAAAACTATGATATATTCTTAAACACTAGTAGTCCAATTGATCTTGTAATTTATAGCGGAGTTGCAATCGAAAAGACTGCTGCTGGATATATTATTAGAGGGTATAATCAAGATAATCCGTTTTTTGAATATTATCCTGTGCAGTCTGCATCTAAAAAAATTAATGTTACTATTGGTGGTATTTCGGAAACTGCTACACCTTGGAGAGAATCAAAATCTTATACAGAAGGACAGATAGTAGAATACGATAATAAGTTCTATAGAGTAACAGCGGCGTTTGTTAGCGGAACATCATTTAGTGCTGAGAACCTTGCAATTCTAGCAGCATTGCCTATTATAGGCGGTAAGACAGCAGAGTTTTATAGAAACTTTGATACTTCTTCAACGTTGCGCATTTCATACGGTACTAAGTTATCATCTAGTCAAGAAGTAATTAACTTCTTGCTAGGATACAGTGCAAGACAACAGGACATTGGATTTATACTAGATAATGTCCCTGACGCCGGCGGAATTGTTGACAACTGGGATCAAGCAGCTAGAGAATTCCTATTCTGGACTACACAAGGATGGGCTAGCGGTACAGTTATCACTCTAAGTCCGGGAGCAAGAAAGCTCCAGTTTCGACGTGAATACGCAATGGTCGATGACTTAACTGATAAGTTCTATCCTTACAGTATATTAAAATCAGACGGTCAACCATTATCTACAGAATTTAACAGTTTGTTAAGAGAACAGAATAGTTTTGGTATTGAAACTGTTGGAACAGATGACGGGCTATACCATATTGCGTTTCCTTTAGTACAAAAGGAACATGTAGTATTAATTGATAACAAAACCGTTTTTAATGACGTTATCTATCAACCAAGCACAGGTTATAGACAAGAAAGAATTAAAGTTAGTGGATATAGAATTGACAATTGGGACGGTAGTTTAAATATTCCAGGATTTGTATTTGATGATGCAAGATATTCTAATTGGGAACAATGGCAAGATTATGCAATTGGCAGCCTAGTGAAATATAAGCAGTATTATTATGTTGCAATTGAGAATATCCCAGGCGCTGCTGACTTTAATGTTAACAATTGGTCTAGATTAAACGAAAAGCCTGTACCTGAATTAATTACTAACTTTGATTATAGAATTAATCAATTTACTGATTTTTATGATCTAGATTCCGACGGGTTTGATAGTGAGCAACAGAAAATTGCGCAACATTTAATTGGTTACCAAAAACGCAATTATTTAGAAAATATTATACCCGACGAAGTAAGTCAATTTAAATTCTACAGAGGGTTTATTGCAGATAAAGGTACAATGAATGCACTTACTAAATTGTTTAATGCATTAGGTGATGCAAATATTGATAATTTAGAATTTTATGAAGAATGGGCAATTCAGCTAGGTCGCTATGGTGCCGTTGACGGAACTCAGCAGGTAGAATTTAATCTAAAACAAGATAAGATGCAAGAGTCGCCTCAGGCAATCGAACTAGTAAGCTCATTGCCTGAAACTAACTTTGATAAAATTTATAGAATTTTACCACATCAAGTTTATGATAAGCCTGCAGATTATACTCATGCACCGTTTCCTACTACTGTTGTTACTAATGAATATATTAAGTCTACAGGTTATGTTAACGAAGAAGACGTAGACTTTATTACACGTGATGTTTTAGATTTAAGCACAGCAGATGTTAATCAAATTAATTTAGGCGATTACATCTGGGTGTCAACTACTTCAAACGATAGTTGGACAGTATATCAGTTAGTTACTGCTGATGTTAATGTAGTATCAGCATCTGTGTTACGTAATCAATATGCTGCAAACGGAGCAGCATTGGTTGAATTTACTCTCGACAAATGGGCAGATTCTGTCTTAGAAGTTAATGAAATAGTAGGCATTAAGGGTGCAACTAAATTTAAATCAACAGGTTTATATCAAATTGATAGCATAAATCTAAATAGGATTAAAGTTAAAGCCGGTGTGCAAAATAGCATTTTAGACTTTGATACCCAAAACTTTACATTAGTAAAATTAAGAGAAGTGCGAATTGACAGCCTGGCTGATTTAAATGACACTATTCAACAAACTTTATATTCTAATCAAAAAATATGGGTTGATAATTACGCAGGCGACTGGAAAGTATTAGAAAACTCACCAGTATATGAAAATAGACAGACAGTAGACAATCCTTCATTGTACGATAGTACACTTCAAGAATTTAGTAAGTCATTAGCTGTTACAGCAGACAATAATAATGTATTTGTATCTGCTCCTGGAGCAGGTAACGGAACAGTTTCATATTTTAGAAGAACTAAAGAAACTTTTAATTTACAGCTTGATCAGGAAATAAGTTTAGATAATCAGTTTAAAGACGAATGGACACCTGACACTAATTACATAATTGGTTCTAAGGTAATATATAAGACTGGTGCTATAACAAAATATTACACTTCAACAATTAATCACACAAGTGGATCAGTTTTTAATATTGCCAATTGGAACGAATCTCAAAATCCAAGTATATATCTAGATTCATATAATTCTAAATTTGGAGAAAGTATTGACGTTTCCCCTGATGGCGAATACTTAGTAGTAGGCATACCCCAAGCAAGTAATGTATTAACTAGATATCAAGGCCAATTTGATCCGGATACAACTTATACTAAAAATCAAATAGTAAAATATAGAGAAAGTTTCTGGAAAGCAAACAGAGAAATTATTCCACAGATTTCATCACAGCCATTCAGTACGTTTGATACATATGTTAATATTGCAAATAGTGCAGATGCTGACAGTACTTCGATTAAGTTGTTAGTAGCAGGTGATCCAGAGTTAGCTGACAACACTGTAGACCATATGTTAATACGTGCTCCTAAAGATATGTATTTAGGTACAAAAGCAGGTGATACTATTAATTTATTCTGGAATAATCGTAGTTATACATATCCTACTCTAGAAGATTACTTGCCGTTTGACGGTGACATTGCTGAACTTACCACAGCATTTTTATCACAAAGTCATACTATTGTAGAAAAAATTGACCATATTTTAAATATTGAAACTTTTGTAACATTGCCACAAGTAGGCGATAATATTACAACGGATACAGGCAGTGCAACAGTGGTTTATGTTAGTACTCGCAGAGATAGTGCAGTAATTTACGTAAAAGATTCTGCAGGTATTTTTGATATCACTGGTGAATTATACATTGACGAATTAGACTTTGTAGGATTTTACTCAGAAGAGGCAACATATAATACAGTACCTGATGCACTAGGCGGTTTTTGGTTAATTAATACTGGATTTAGTTATGATAATAATGGTAGATATTATGATACCGGTCGAGGCTTAGTCTATTCAGATGTTAAATTGCAATCTTCTACAAGAGAGTTAAACGAATATTATAATATTCAAGCTACTGTTTCGTCTATTGGACCTTACGTTAATACCGTAAACCAAGCAAGTTTCTTAACTCAACTTTCATACAACGGCGATCCAGGCGGCGTAGAAGCACCGCAACCTAGTAATTTATGGGTAGCTCGCGCAGGCAAGTTGTTTACAGATTCTAAAATTGATATCGGTGGAACAACAGAGTTTAGATTATATGATCTAGATAACAGAGTTATTGATGTTGCTTCTTCGGGTCTTAGCTATGACGTTTTAAATAAATCACACACAGTTGTTGATTTATGGGACGGTTATATAGACTTTGAATACACACGCTTTGACTTTTCTGGAAACGTGTTCGAGCCTATAATTGGTGACATATTACAAGATGTACAGACACCACGCGACGGCCAAGGCGGCTTAGCAATTACTAGTACATCGACTAGTACGGCTGAAGTAGTATTTTATCAAAGAAACTTTAACTCAGTAAGAGTTTATGTTAAAGTAACATCTGGTACCTGGACTAAGTTAAACAATATAGGTCGAGTAGAAGTTAGAAGATTAGCAAACACAGTAGCACGTGGCACATCAGATGTTGATCGTGTTATTGGAACAATTAATGACTTCAATAACGATGTTGTAGTAGGTAATACGATAGTAGGAAAATTAGTTGTATTTGCTGCCGACTCTGACTTTGATGTTCTTGGTAAGTGGGACGAAATTCCTGCAATCATTGATGAAGAATACTGGTTCTTCAACGAAAGTATCGAATCTGGGGTTGCAA